GTTCGATGGCCGTAAGGCGTTGCTGATATGCCAGCAGCAGCAAACGCCCGGAAACGCCGCAACTGATAGCCCGGTCTACGCTAGGCGTCTGGGTTTAGACAGTGTGATTTACATGAATTCAAACCGTCCGAATGAGGTTAAACGTCTTGTCGGCGGGAACATGGTGACTGTGGCGTCGTCGAAATCGGCGGAGATACCGATACCGATATTGCCCAGAGATCATCAGATTACCGAACGTTCCAGAACCGAGGTCGTACCGTTACGTGATAGCGCAGCTCAAGACTCGTATCTGCAAGTCATGCGGCATAGGATATCGGGAAACGTGAGCCCGATGTGTGTTCTCGTATTAATCGACGGTTACGTGGCCGGAATCATCGGATATGGTTTGCCGAATCCCATGTACACGATTCGCTACGCGGTATTGCGTCAAGCGTTCGGTGTATCCCACGAACGGTATCGGCTTACGAAGCTGGTCACGATGATAGCGTTACGTCGTTCCACGTTCCAGCTCTGCGCTACGCCCAAGACACAGATGCTCGTTGATGCGTGCGATGGGCTGGCAACCGTTGAGTACACGCGATATCCGGAAGCCAAGGGACTTCGCGGCCTGATGAAACTGGACAGACGCGACCGTAAAAACGGACAGTACCAATTGCAGTATAAGAGCGACTGGCACGAAGAGATCGGCTTAAGGAACATTCTCGGACAGTTCCTAGCCAGAGAGAACAGGAGGAAATAATGGCCGATGTCGACACGTCGCAAGAAATGACCATAGCCGACGGTCTGGTAATCAAGTGGATTGACGTGGTCAATCTCAAGGAACAAGACCTGAACGCGCAGGTCATGGAACCACGTAAGTTCGACGCTTTGACACAGAACATCAAACTACGAGGGATGTTGGAGTCATTGCCGTACTGTTCGCAACCGAACGGAGAAGGACCGATAAGTATCGTTTCCGGCCATCATCGTACAAGAGCCGCCGCCCGCGCCGGCATACAGCGCATCCCGGTTATCGTGGACACGAAACCTATGACACGTTCCACCATAACGGCTAAGCAGATAGCCGCCAACGAACTCACCGGGCATGCGGACGAGAAACTACTGGCGCAGCTGGTCACGCAGATGGACAACGTAGACGACTTGTTGCTGAGCGGACTCGATCAGGACAGCCTCCCTCACGTCGAACCGCAGCAAGTCAACCTGAACGGGTTGAACGTGAAGTACGAATACAAGAACGTGGAGTTTTTGTTTCTGACCCGCGAATACGAGGAACTTGAACAGTTCGTGGATGATTGCAACGCGGACATGCTCGGGTTGGTGCCTATGGAATTGTACGACGAGTTCGTGCATCAGGTGACATCGTTCGCTTCACGTAACGGAATCAAGAATATGGCTGCTGCGGTATCCAAACTCATCGAGATCGCAAGGAAAGACGCCGAGGAAGAGTGATTAACTGTCGCAAAAGTATTCGTCGACGCTGGCGGCTTCGAATACCGCGCCTTCTGACAAAGCAAAGGAGGAACAGAAATGGGAAACGCTACGGAAATCACTCTCGATCAGGCCCGCGACATGATTCGCAGCATCAATAACCGTCTGATCCCTGAATGCCGCGACTTCGACACATACACCGAGACGGACGATATCTGGCGTATCGGAGATCACGGGTACGTTGACGCCGACGTGTACGAGCAAGCATTCCGAGACTATGAGGAACGTAACGGGAAGACCGAGTGGGCGAGCACCATGTACGTGCTCGAAGGCAATCAGCCGACCCGCCTCGAAGCCTTCGTGAAAGCGTACAATCTCGGCGGGATGCCCATGCTGAACGGGCTTGTGAGTGCCCAGTTCGACAACGGGAACGCGGATAATGTGTATCTGACGAACGGCGAGGCATGGCCTATCTGAGTTAATGCATGTCCTAGTGTCCTAATTGGCGTTATTTCGCCGGTTAGGACGGCATAGACACTCGTTCTAGCACGTCCTACTAGGACGCTGGGGCATGTCTTTGAGTGTTGCTGATTGCCTAATCCCACAACATGTGATATACTTTATATATCATCACATTATCAGAAAGGAACACTGAGATGGCAACCAACAACCTCAGCAACAAGTTCATGCAAGTTCTCAACGAAGTCCCCAATTTCGTCACCGACGAAACCGCACAGGCAGGCAACCGGACTTACAAGTATCTCAACCTCGCCACGATACTCAAAACCATCAAACCGGTTTTCGAGAAGTACGGTCTGGCATTCAGCCAGCGCGTCACGTTCGACAACACGAGAGAAACGCGACAGGCCATCGGAACAGTGGAAACCATCATTTTCGATGATACAGACCAGATGGTGGTCTGCTCCTATCCGTTCTTCGTGACCGGCGACCCCCAGCAGGTCGGTAGCGCGATCACTTACGCCCGCCGCTATAGTCTCTACGCAGTGTTAGGCATCTTCCCCGACAAGGACGACGACGGAGCGTATGCGAAACAGCGTTACGAGACCGCAGACCGTGCGATCAGCGCCGAACAGTACGCCGATCTGGTCAAGACTATGGATGCGCACAATATCACATCCGCGGAGCGCGGAGACTTCATCAACGGCACTCTGAAACGTCGGGTCAGAGGATGGAATGGACTCACACAAACCGACCTGAACAGTCTGATGAACGCCGTCAACCGAATGTAAGTGACCTTTCGCGTTGGCGCACTTTTGGGATTTTGCTTAAAACAAACCGATTTATAAGCCCTCTTGTTCTAAGAGGGGAACTGGAATGGAGTATCTGAAATGTTTGACAACGAACTTGCCTTCGACAAGCTGCTTGACTCGCTCGGCGCGGAAACGCTGCTGGATAATCTCGTTCAGGCGTTGACGGCTGATGAGCAGCGTGAGAACTTCGATTATATTGCGCGTTGCTTTGACATTGACCTTTCCGACTGCGAAAGCGAGGCGTGAAAGGCATACCTAATCTGTAAAAGGAGTTGAACACAAACCATTATCAGTAATCACATCCCATACTCAAGATAGAAGACTTGTGGGCGGGACTCGTCACCCGCCCACACCCAACAGAAAGGACAACATCAATGAAGATCATCAATGTATCGCAAGCCCACGAAACCGAGGCATGGCTCGACGAACGAGTGGGCCGTATCACCGGCACCAAAAGTGGAGGACTCGCTTTGGAACACTACGCACACACCGACGTGAACAAACTCGTGGAATACAGAGACAAAGCGTTGGAACAGGCGAAAAAAGCGAAGACGCCCGAGAAGGCCAACGAGTACTACGCCAAAGCTCAGGGGTATGACATCAGAATCACCGAAGCGGAAGCCAAAAACAAGCGGCTTAAGGTCGGCGTGGACTTCTGGAAGTTTCTCGCGGAACTGTGGTCCGAACCAGCGGACGGTGAACCGCCGATGGAACGCGGCCACCGTCTCGAACCCGAAAACATCCAGATCACACTCAAAACGCTTGGCTTCAATCCCGGTGATTGCGTAACCGACTGCGGTATCTGGGAGAGCGACGACGACGACCGTATCGCTTGCAGTCCAGACGCCTACGAGAACACTGAGAAGCCGACGTGGGCCATCGAATGCAAGTCGCTCGGCTCAGCCTACCATTTGCAGACGGTAGTACCGTGGATGATGCACACGGACGCCATGCGATCTCATATCGTCAACCTGAAACCTGAGCTGGTGGACGTTATTGAGCAGGTTCTTCCGGAATACACGCTCGACGGAAAGGCGACCGGCTTCGACTTTATCCCCGACCAGTACAAAGCTCAAGTGCTGCAATACTTCGTCGTATGCGATTCACTGGAAGTCCTGTTCTTCTCAATGTTTGACCCGCGCGTGGTCGGAAAGGCAAGCCATCAAGTTATTCCCGTGTACCGTAAGGACATTACCGCAGAAATCGAAGAACATAAGCGTCGCCAGTTGACCACGCTCCATATCTCCGATGTGCTGGCCGACGCTCTGGGAGTGACATTCTGATGCAGACCGCAACCATTCTGGAAAGCCCGGACATGTTCGCACTATTCGACGGATGCCCCACATGCAAGCGGCAGAGCGCCGTTTATCTGATGACGTGCCGCGTGTACGCCCAACAGATGGGGCGTAGGCTCCGTATCGTACCGTCTGGGAGTCCCACCGCCCGGGCGATACGCGCCATCGCCAAAGATCAAGGCGTAATCGTGCGCTACCCGATGATCTTGCTGGACGGATTGTTTTACTTCGAGCCGCAAGACATCAGCCTTGACGATTATCTAGTGGACGATGACGAAACCGAAGAAGAAGAGGAGGAACCCAGTGAAGAATAGCATTTTAACCAGCGATGTGCTGGAACTGTTCGACCGTAACCATATCACCGCGAACACTCTGCGTACGTTCGTGGTGGAAAGCGTTGCCGACTTCCTCGGAGACAACAAACACGACAAAGTGTGCGGCAAACTGTTCGACCGCTGGTATCAACACGTTCGCCGCTCCATCTGGATCGGTGCCGCTCAATACGTCTTGCAACAGCACGGGTTCGACCACGACGAAGCCACTAGCGAGGCGAAACAACTCTACGAAAGCCTGTACGCGGATTACGACAAACGGTATCACTGCTGGCGTCGCCACGAGGAAAGGAAAACCAATGAAAACTAATTGGTGGACTGCCGTGCTTTCCGCTGGAATCACAGCGGGATACGTAACCACTGTCGTGCAGCTCTCGCCCGGTCCCGGCTACGTGTTCTCCGCGCTCCGCCGCAAGCTGACCGTAAAGACCGAGAACCTGTCCAACTCACTCCCCACGTGGGCCACGGACTACGTGGATAGTCTCGGAGAACTCGCCTACTGCGGCTGGTGTCTCAGCCCGTGGGTGTCGCTCCCGGTATGGGCGATGGCAGCCAAAATCAACCGGATACGGTTCGGAGTCAAGTGGGTGGCCGGGTGGATTGTGGCAGCGAGTATGGCCGCGTTCCTCCGCCACTCGGCTGAAACGACGGTGGCGTAATGTTCAGCCTGCAACAGGTTCACGTTCTGCTGATTCTGTGGATGGCTAAGCGACCGCTTACCCATGAGGAAATCGAACGTATGGCGGTTTTAGCGAAGTATGATGACACTCCGCAAGGATTGAGGTCGCGCATGATCGAGCTTGAGCGTTCCGGTCATGTGTATCGCGTCGATAGGAATGGGGTGAATAGTCGGCATCGTCATTGCTGGCGGTTCGCGCTGACTGACGATGGGCGCGAAGCCATTAGTGAGCTGTTTGGCAAAACAGAAACAATATGATATGATCTATATATCACACATCGTATGGAGGTAAAACATGCGCAAGCAAAACAAAATCAAGACCGTAATCAACGGCCACGAAGTCACCGTAGAACAGGACAGCCAGACAGGCCAGTTCTTCACACGACAGAACATCGGCAACATCCCAGTTGACTACGCGACCATCAGCGACAAGGTGACCATCGGCCAGTGCATCAAATACTGGCGTCTACGCCACGGATATTCACAAGCGGAACTAGCCGAACGAATCGACGTAGCCAGCCCAAACGTGGTCGCCATGTGGGAAACCGGACGCCGTAAACCGCAAAAACAATACCGGTTGCGGTTGGCCGAACACCTCGGCTATGACATCCTAACCAAAGACTAGAACCTTGCACGATTAACCCAATCATCATCATCACACCACAGGAGCAACAATGAACACCATCAACTATCTGACCTCGATCATCAACCTCTTACAGCAAACCCCACAAGCACAAGAAATCATCGACACCCACGGACTCGGACAGGAACTCACGTTCGGTCAAATCGGGATTAAAGACGCCAAAGCGTTCCTCAAGCTCTACGACGTTCTGGGCAGCGTTGAAGGCGTTAAGATCACGGCCATTCATGAATGCAAGACAGACACCGATAGGCAATATTTCTTCAAACTCGTCGCCCCGATAACCTTGTACTTCTTCCACTGCGAAAGAGTATCCGAGTGAGCAAAACAAACCCTGATATCGAAACCCGTATAAAAGTGTTCCACCGAGACCACGGCAGATGCTTCATCTGCGGGAGAACGTTAAGCGCCTCCGCGTTCAACCTGCACCACAGGCGTATGCGCTCCCACGCGTGGGAAGGATTGAACCTGCCCAGCAATCTCATTACCGTGTGCGGCTCGGGAACAATGGGATGCCACGGACGTATCCACGCCCACCCCACGGAATCATATGAGAACGGTTGGCTGGTAAGCGCCTACAACGATCACCCAGAAGAAATACCAGTGTTCAGCGAATACCGAAATCGAGAATTCCTCTTGAACAACTGAAAAAAGAAAGAATAGCCCGGCACCAGTCGTCAAGACCAGTGTCGGGCTAGTTTATTCGGTCATCACACCATCGCTCGAAAGGAGCAACACCAGTCTACCACGTGGAAACACCAGTGTAGACGTGGCTTATGCTTCCTTACGCCACCCCTGCGGGTAAGCGTCTGGAGTCCACACACACCCGTCCAGAACGCACGTGTAGTGTTTGCCGTTGTAGGTGATTTTGTCGCCTACATGATAGGCGTCGTGCGCGCCGGTAGGCTGCTTATATTCCGGCCACTCGTCAGCGGGCTTCTCAGATTCGCCGGGGTCGGTCGATGAACCTGATTCCAGCTTGCTTAAACGCTCCTCGATGGTCGTCTCCCATTCCTCGATGGCCTTCACACGGTCAGCCAGCGGAGCATAGGAATCGTCGGGCTTGGCGTTCGTCTGAGCCTGTTCGATGAGCTGTTCCATCTCGTCCTCTGTGAGTTCGCCCATCGCATACAGCGTCTTGATGCGCTGAGTGAGATCGTCAAGGTCGTATCCTCCAGCGTTAATGATGGCTTGAAATGTTTCGAACATCGGTTATGCTCCTTGCATGATTGCTTGATTAACCTCAAGCAACGCAATCATCACCTCACTCGGAGATGCCTGCGTAGTGGACGCCGAACATTCCCGCCACGCCGGAGCCGACCAGAGCGCAAGCACCACCCAGCACAGCCACCCACGACGGCATGTCCGGCACGGCGCTCACGAAACTCAGCACCGCACCGGCGATACCAACCAGTCCGGAAACCAGATACGCCCACTTACGAGTCGCTGCGTTGAACGTCGGCACGTAATTATCATTACCGTCCGACACTTCGTTATTGACCGCGGTGTCCTTGGTCGGCTCACCAGTATTAATGCTCATAATAACCTCCTATCGAATAGTTTACTTGATGCGGATTGTCTGACCCGCGTAGATCACGTCAGGGTTGGCGATACCGTTCAACGCCACCAGATTGGAAACACTGGTACCGTATTGAGCGGCGATACCACTCAATGTGTCACCGGGCTGGATAGTGTACGTCATAACGGACGGTGACGGTGTAACAGACGATGACGGTGCGCCGCCCGGCAGTTTCAGCACCTGACCCGGATAAATCAGATTCGGGTCGGCAATGCCGTTAAGCTGCTGGAGAGTCTGCCATGAAGTCCCGTACTTGGCTGCGATACCGCTCAGTGTGTCCCCCGACTGCACCGTATACGTTCCGCTACCGGGCTGAACAGTATTAGCAGTGCCATTGATATTCAACACCTGACCCGGATAAATCAGATTCGGGTCAGACAGATTATTAATCTGCGCCAACACCTGCCAGCTAGTCCCATACATCAACGCGATACCACTCAACGTGTCACCAGAGCGCACGATATACGTGCCAGACGCGGGAGTAGACGGAGCAGGAGCGGAAGGGGTCGGCACGTTGGTCACACTCGAATGACCAGCCTTGTACGCATTCCAAGCGTCAACATCACCATAAAACTTGTCAAGGTCAAGACTGCCTGAATATCCGGGCAGACGACCATTGCCCGAATACTGGCGGATAGCACACGCATACGCGCCCTCATTCCACGGCGTATCCTGATACCCAGTAGCGTCCATATTCGCGTACTGGGCTACCCACAATCCACGATCACCAATGTTCTGCACGTCGTTAAGCATGGACGCTCCCACGTAGACGATAGGCTGGGAGCCTGTACGCTCGTACACGCGGTCACAGAACGACCTAATCCACTGCTGAGCAGACGCGCCAGACCCGACCAGTCCGTTACCCTGTTGCTCCCAATCCAAGCACCATACGACCTTGCCAACCCAATTCGCGCAATTGTTCACAAAGTAGTCAGCTTCGGAAACAGCGTTACCACCGTTGGCGTAATGGTATACGCCCACGCACTTTCCCAGACTTAACGCCTGTTCCACCTGCCGAGCGCAATCAGCTGACACATACCAGCATCCCTCCGTCGCCTTACTAATAACGAAATCACACGGTACGACAGACAAGTCGATACCAGCCTGCCAATTACTAATATCGATACCGTTCAAAGCCATCGAAATTCCTCCTATAGATTGATTGTGTAGAAGAACAGCTACGCCATGCATAAAACGGCGTAGGCCGTCATCAGAACGTTGACTATCAACGAGACGGCGGCGAGCAATAATACAAGATCACACACCGGTTGAAACGTCTCATAGGATTATCTTATCATCGAACGAATCGAGATTATTATTACCCATAACGCCCATAAGGAGTCATGTTCATAAACAAGCTCGACTAGTCATTATCTCCAGCCAGTTCATCAAGCGATGCAATACGGTCCCGTAAATCATCAGGCAACGACGGTTTAGGATGATTCTCCAGAAACTCAGGCTCGATAATCTCACAGAATTGTGCCAACCAGTGACCCAACGCGCGAATATAACCAGTCTCAAGATCAATCGTGTACTGCATCTCATCACGGTTCTTGATTAGTGCGCTTATCTTCTGGTCTTGCGCGTCGATCTGCCGTTTCATATCCCCTTGAGCGGACACTAAAGCTTGATACGCGCTAGTCAAGTCTGATCTACGGTTAGCTAACCATGTTATGAATCCTCCGAGAGCTACGCCGCCTACGCCGATGATTGCCGTGAGAATATCAGTCATAGTCGCTATTGTAAACCGTGGCCGATAATGCTCACTATGGCATGGATGGCGGCGCATGGAAGCCGGTTTGTGAAACCGTGAGTGAGTCATGGAGTGGCGGAAGGATAACCGTCATCTACGGAGAATCATCGTGCGCGGTTCAAGTGTCTTCAGTGAAAATTGGTTCCGGTTCGTGGGATTCGGTTCAATGAGGTAAGACGATTAGAGAGGCGTACCGTCCGAAAACCGAGATGTCGAACCTTCTGATGGTTTCGAACGGTGGAAGCAATACCGGTTTTCTCGCTGTCACCGCCGCTGGTGTGGTGAGTGTGAGGAACATAGGTGCCAGTAGTTCTTCAGACACTCGCAGCGGTAGTGTGTGCTGGCCTGTTCAGAGGCAGTACTGAATATTACTCGATTTGAATCATAGTAGCGTGCCGCCCGTGGCTCGCACCTCGACGTTCTTCGGAATCGGAACAACGAAGCTTCCCAACGGACGGATTACATCATTGGCTGACATTTGTGGGCCTACCAAGATTGAGCCAGTATAGTTGCCATTCAAAGTCAACTCAGCACCTCGTCCGGTGTTATTCTCAAACTCCGCCTGACCAAGTCCAACGGACTTTGATACGCCGAAAGTCCCAGTTTTTGCCAAATATACGCTGAACGTACTCACGCCGACACGGGAGATAAACGGAGCCAACTTTACGCTAATTAACCGCAGTTTCGGGTTCCAGAAAATATTGCTTCCCCCACCGTATGGAATCGGAACGAACGACGATTCGTCTTGGAATTTCAGGTCGAATCTATACCAACGGTCTTCAGGTTCAACTTCCCACGAGCTGTCGCTTCTAACATAATGAGCATTATCAGCAATCGTCACAGCCTCCTGCCCGTTCATCGCGGCAATAGTGTTAAGCTGTTCAAAATCACGCGCCATCAGCACCGCGTTATTACGAAGAATCGGAGCCACGTCCGACGCAACACCGGCGTTAACCTCGGCAATCACCAGACCATTGATATTCGAGTCAGGAGTGCCAGCGGTAAACACTTCGAGTCTGCCGCGTGGAGTCGTACCATGCGACTGAGACGGGTCTTCCACAGTAACCGCGATCTTGTAACTGTTGGTGGAGTCCGCCAACTGCACGGTCGTATTAGTGGTGATAGCGTAGGTATACGCGCCCAAACCATCCCACGGGCTGATGGTACCGCAATGAGGTTTGACCGTAACCGTCAGACCGCTCACCGTGACCAGAGGACTCGGAGAACCGTAACGGATACCTGACAGCCCGTTGAACGCGGTACCATCGGACGGCAACAGCAGAGGATTGATGGCATGCCTGTAATCGTCCGCCATATACTCCGGGGAACCGTTCTTCGCGGTAAGCGGGTGCATGATGATAGCCATAATCATTCCTCCGAATCGTCTACGACCATTTTATCTTTGTCAGCGGATAGAGCATCAACCTTAACTTTGAGCGCGTCCAAGTCATCCGCTACCTGTTGAGCGAGTCGGAGCGCCGCCACACCAAGCATGGGATAGTTGATGCCTACCAGCGTGCCGTCTTCATCGTATTCGCAGAAGAACCCCAATCCGTTTTCGTCCAAATCGTCGGCGATCATACCGACCAACGGCTGAGCATCATCAAGATTCTGGTTCTTGTCATCCTTCATCCGATATACGCGCCACTTCACCTTACGTAGAGCGTCAACCGGAATAAAGTCGTCGGCGTCCACGATATCCGTCTTCACTGCACGAATCGACTGGACCGTGCCCATAGTGCCGTTAGACAACACCCACACCGCGCGCCAAGAGCCTGACGCAAACACATTGTTATAAGCGTTGGCGATACCAGTACCACCACGATTGGGAGCCAATACACCCCAGTTCCACGTCTGAGTTTTAACGTCAATCTCGGCACGAGTATAGTTGTTGCGAGTGCTGCTTTCCTGCACACGCTGGTCAAGATTGCTGGTCAGCGTCTGCACTTCCTCATACATTTTCGTAATCTCATCGACCATAGGTTTAACACTGTTGACGATGCTCGGCGGCAGTTCCTGCAACTGGCGTTTAATGTCTGAGAACTGGCGTGCTGTAGCGTCCGCGCTATCTAAACTGAACTTGAATTTGCTCGGCATTCGTGTCCTCCTGCTGCAATATAGGTGTGATGGTCCACGCCTGACTAAAATCTATCTCGTACCCGATGATACGGGCTTTACCGTGATTATGGTCGGGGAAATGCTCGGCGTCTTCCGCCACTGTCCACGATATGAGGTCGCCCGGCTTCCATTCCTCATACACCATAGGAGCGGAAAGCAGACTCAAGCCCATAGTGATGGTCTGGGTACCGTTCTGCATCTGCAACAACGAGGCCTTGGCGTGTTCGTTCAGCGTACTCTTGTTCGTGATGCTGGTGGACGGTTGGAACACATATTCCAGCATGGGCCTGTTAGGTTGGTTTGCGATCATCCAATCGGATTGCGGACGGTCTCCAGCGTCAGCCGTACTCACAGCCATTACCGCGTTAGCACCGTACCCGTTCGTGTAATCCTCCAGCAGATTAAACGTGGTCATAACGCTTTCGTCGAACGTGGTGCTTGACGTGGTGGAGCCGATATGGTCGGCTACCGTCATCACAGGCTCATAATGGCCGTCGTTGATAGCACGCCATGATGTACACCATTCCGGCCCGTTCAGCACGTTGGCAAGCTCTTGCAGCACGCTTAGCAGGGTCTTGTCGCTTTCTGCTTCATACGTGCGGTCACGTTTGACGCTACTCGGGGACGCTTCGACAACGAGATTGAAACGGTGGTTTTTAAGCGTGGTAGTTACGAGGTCTTCCACTATCTCGCACTGGTCACGATTCGTGTACGTATGATCCTGTACGTACACGTTATCGAGATAGTGTTCGACGGTTGCCAACGTCAGTGTTAATCCGTCTCCGCGCATTGCACGCTCGCGTTTGACTACGATACCGCCCCACAACACAGTGGATTCGCGCACCAGAAGTATGGCGGCCTGATATGGGGTGGTGGCTTCATCCCAGTTTCGTGGAGCATTGCGCCACGGGAGCGTGGCTGTTTCGCTGGTTGTTTCCTCGAAACGGTACGTCAGGTGGGTTAATTGCAGGTCGGGGAGTTCGGCTATCACCGTGCCGTCGTTCAACGTGACGGCGACGAACTGCAAGCCGGAACGCTGCCACAATACACGCGCCGTGTCCGAGTACAAGCCATTCGATTGAGGCAATCTGTTCGCAAGAAATAGCATCCGTATGCCTCCTTAAATGTAAGCCGGGTTAAACGTGACAGTCATCCGAGCGTTATCCGATGGTTCCTCGGCACTGAACATCCAAATATTCTCCCCGACCTCCGCGTAACTCCATTCACGTCGCGTCACACTGCCACGCGCCGGATCAGTGCCATCGACAAGAAGCTCATGAGTGGCACCGTTGATAAGAATGTAATGACCCTCACCCAAACTAAGATCGAACGCCATAATATGCCCGCTAGGACTATGCTCAACCTGCGGATTAACCACAGGCCCATCGATACGAATCGTCACCGGACTCGGAGCACTACCCGTGTTAGTAAGGCACACGCTACCCGACACGATTGTTTCAGGCCACCCCCACGTTGAACCCTTGCCCGTGTCTATATCCTCGAAATGGTAGGGGAACATCATACCGCCCTGAGTGTGCGGCAAACCAGTATTGCTGCTCACCGACTGCGTATCGTAAAGATACGAGTCCAAAGCAGTCAACCCGATACTGAATTTAAGAATATTGACGCCAGCCCACTCCACCAATGGAGCGGAAGACGATTGCATGACCTGCACCTGACGGCTGATGTTCCCCAACTTTATAACAAGCGACTGTCCCGTGATGTTGAACGAACGTTTGAACGCATCCCAAGCATTGATGCAGTTTTCCGTGCATCTGCCGATAATATGACCCTCAATGGCGATCGAGCGACCCTGAGCCACTGGAATATTACTAAACCATCCGTCAGACCACGCCTTACCCTTGGTCTGCAAGGTCGAACCAACACCGTCGAACAATCCCGAAACGTTCTGAAACGTTACGTGCCACTCACACCCATACGAGTCAGTCCCATACAAGGGGAACCCGTTCAGGGTCAAACGGACATCGCGCGGGTCAAGGGTAAAGATAGCCATACCCTCAGTCTACCCGCGCAGCTTGTCACACGTAATGGAAATTAATCACCCTCACAGTCTCTTGAGCGGCCGCGTTCGGGTCAAGCGCGTTCACCGTGATAGGTGCGCTCACACGCGGGCTACTATTCGCGTTCATGGGCACCGGGCTAGACACTACCGGCATGGGCGTCACGATGGACGATGGTAGAAGAGAATTCACCATGTCTTCCACCGGACGAGTGGCCGCACGCTCGTTCTCCGATACGCCACGTCCAAGACCAGCCGGAATCATCCGACCGATTTCACGGTCGAACACCTTAGACGGGGACGCGATACCCAGTAGGCTCTTGGCACCGTCGATGATACCGCCAACAGCGTTCTTGACTGCTGAAATGGCACCGCCGATGGCGTTCGTGATGCCGTTAATCAGACCTTGAATAATGTTCTGTCCGGCGCTCAGCAACCATGATCCGGCTCCGCTGAACACGCTCATGATACGGCTTGGGATACTGGTGATGAAATTCATCATCGAGCTTACGCCACTGCTGACAGCACTAGTGATCCCACTCCATGCACTGCTTACCGCGCCCTTAATACCGTTCCATACACTGCTGAAAATACCGCTGATACCGTTCAGCACGCTTGAGATGATGCCTGACACTGCATTGATGGCACCGGAAACGATACTTTTAATCCCGTCCCAGACGCTGGAAACGATACTCTTGATTCCTTCCCATACTCCAGACCAGTCGCCGTTAATCACTGCCAATACGGTGGTGATTATCGCGTTGATAACGTTCATAACGGATGTGACAATCGTTTGGATGAATGGGAAAACCGCGTTAATGACACCCTGAATCGTTGAACCCCACGATTGAAACGCTGATTGGATGGCGGGTAGCACGGCCTGAATCAACGCAGCAATGTTATTAATCACCGGCGTTACAGCAGTTGCGATAACGCTCATAGTTTGCCCGATGTAGCTCACTATGGTAGACAACACTGGTGCAATGGTCTGGATTGCGGCCGTGATAATAGGCATGATGGCATTACCGAGATTCTGTAAAGCACTCATTAGCGGCTGGAGTGCCGGAAGCACCGTCTGAATCGACGAGGCGATGTTATTAATCACCGGCGTTACGGCAGTTGAGATGACACTCATAGTTTGCACGATGATGCTCGCCACGGTAGCTAACCCTGATGCGATGGGCTGGATTGCAGGCATGATGGCATTGCCGATATTCTGTAAGGCACTCATAAGCGGCTTGAGTGCCGGAAGCAACTGAGATTGCACCATTCCCACAACTGGTTGAAACGCTGTCTGGAACGTTGTGCCGATTTGTGAGAGAATCGGGCCGATAGTCTGCACTAGTCCCGTAAACACGCCGCTAAGTCCGCTGATTCTCTGCGCCAACATGCTGATACCGGATGTCAACGGGCCTTTGAACTGGTTAAGAATCGTCGTACCCACGCTGACAACGGACGCTTCCAGATTACCCATCGCACCTTCGATAGTGCTGGTGCTGGTAGCGGCTTCCTTCGCGGCGTCCGTCATACCCAAGTCCATTAAGGCTTGGTTGAATTCCTCCGCGCTGATCTCGCCTTTCTCCATCGCGTCGCGGAAGTTCCCAGTGTAAGCGCCGTTCTTGAGCATGGCCTCTTGAAGTTTGCCGGATGCACCGGGGATGGCGTCGGCTAACTGGTTCCAGTTTTCTGTGGTGAGCTTGCCAGCGCCAGCGGTCTGCGTAAGCACCATGCCCACCGAGCTGAACGTTTGCGCGTTACCACCGGCGACAGCGTTCAAGTTACCAGCGGCTTCGGCTAGTTTGTCGAAGCCCTGTACTCCGTTCGCGGCAAGCTGAGCGGTCACGTTACGGATATCGCTGATGCTGTAAACCGTCTGGTCGGCGTAAGTCTGAGTGCTAGCTGTGAGCGCGTCAATAGTACCCGTATCCAGTCCGGCGAAGTTCAGCGTGCTTTTGAACTTGTCCGCAGAGTCGGAGGCTTCGATAATGTCTCCGGTAAGATCACCGATGGCGTCCACAGCCATTCCGATACCCGAGGAAACAAGACCGCCAACGGCACCGGCGGCGGCACCGAACTTCCCTAACCCGCTGGAAGACTTGCTTGAAGATTTATCAACGTTCCCAAACGCTTCATCAGCCTGTCGCGCCGACTCTTCGATCTGACGACTACCCGATTGAATATCCTTTACGCCAGCGTTCCAATCGCCGGTGTTGATCTCGGCGTCTAGAGTCAGTGTCGAGTCTGCCATCACACGTCCTTTCCGAGAGCGTCAATGATACGGGTTATCGTCCGGTCACCATGCTTGCTAAACGCGGCGGCGAAACACTCGAACGTCATACGATAGTGGTCTGCCAGCTTCAAGCGTTGGATACGGCGTCCCTCCTTGATAAGTTTCATCATCAGATCGGGGGTCACGTTGTTCTCCAATACGTCGCGGATAGCCTGCCACCCGTACAAGTCACCGAGTTCAGCGAGGATACGAACGGACGGGAGCGGTTTACGTGCCGCCTCCCGTTTCTTGAATTTACTCATACCCTCCCGTTCGGCGGGGGTGAGCAGGCTATCCCACGACTTCACTATTATCCTTTGATGTCAACCGTGATGTTCTTCGCCATAAGCCCGCACAACGCGGTCATGGCACGCTGATAGGCAAGGTCGCTACGCTTACGGGTCTGTTCAGCCCACACGGAGAATTTATCAGCTGGACTCATAAGCGATTCAACCAGCGGGAAGATAATCTTTTCAGCGGTTTCCAAAGTCTCACGGTTAGTCACACCAGCGCTCAGCTTATCAATTGTCTCCGCATTATCCAAGATCGTGAGCATATCCTTCGAGCCAAGCGGGCGCATGGTGTACACGGTGCCGTCGATTTTCACGGTGAGGGTGCGGAACGCTTCTCGAGTGTCGATGCTCAAAACAGGGGTAGTCATTGTTGCTCCATTCGTGTGATATCATGGGACTGTTCCCCTTCGGAACTTCTCCATCTCGCGCCCGTCATCCGACTATGCCTGCTACGGTGACGGGCGTTACTTATGCTCACGCACCGGCGACATTGAAGTTAACCACGGTTTGAACAGCGCCAGCCTTGAACGTGACAGTACCCGTACCAGCCTGCTTCAACTGAATACCCCAAGTACCGTCCCCGTTGTCCGTAGCGACAGCCTTAGCGGTTTCAACTACGGTGGCGGTGATGGTACCAGTCGCACCATTCGGAGACGCCGCCACATTCACCGTCACATGATCGCCGACCTTGCCCGAAATGTTCGCCGGGGACGCGGTAAGCGCGGTGACCTGAACGTTCTCCGTCTTGATGGTGCCGGAATCCTCGTCGTAATACGCTGGGGTATTCAAATCAAGTTCGCCCATGACCACGGCACCGTTCGCACCGGGAGTCATCGAACCGGACAGTGTGACCACGAACGGGTCGGACAGGCTCACGGTGAACTCGCCGCCCGCGCTGATTAGCGCCTGCGGGATACGGAAGTCCTGCGCTGACGAATGGCCATCGCACACGTTATGGATAATGATGTCACGCGGAGTGTTGGAAACACATTCGGTGCCGCCGAAACGCACTTGACCCGTCTCGGACAGTGAGCCGGAGATAACACGCTTGAACTTCGCATTATGGTACAGTTCCGGAAACAGCATACCGAGGTAGCGGACGCTCGGACAGATAATGTTCAGCTCGAAACTCATTTCCTCATATGAGCCATTCGGTACGTTGATAGTGCCGGACTGCGAGGACACTTCGGTAGTGCCGGGAGTCATGGTAATGGTGCCAGCTTCATCCTGAACGTAGTCGGGGGAGATCACCATATCGTCGATGTAGACTGTCTTCTTGCCAATAAGGGGGTAGGAAGCCATTGTTTGTCCTTTCGTCGGACGGGACTGCACACGCGGCGACTAATGGACGGTTCCTATTCTACCGTTTCGGGGGAGAGCTTGTAATCCACGTTGAACCGGATGCTTTTCACCCAGCGGCCTTCACCGTCGATGGCGTCCATGTCGATGGCGGTCGCCGGATGCACACGGATTGATACAAAGTCTATATCAGCTATGGGGTTGCAGGTCAGTTGGCAATAGTCATGTAGTCGATTGTTGACGAAGTGCAGGAGTCGGAGCATCAGACGGCCTTGTTCGATCACGTCGAAATAGCGGCTACTGATAGTGAGCTGATCCGTGTAGAGGTCGCCGTTGATGTCCACGGTGTTCGCGTTAACCCAGATTCCTTCGGCGTTCGTGACGCTGCCCGTGTCCAGTACTGGGCTGGTGCCGAAAAACAAAGTCTTTCCGTAAGTGCCGAAACCCTCGTTTTGGAGGGTCATGCACATGGCCAGATCAATCATGATGGCGCTCCTATCCTAGGTTGAAATATGATTTAGCACGGCTAGCGGCGGTGTTCCGCGCTCGCTGGAGGTAGCGTACCGTGTTCGGGTGCAACCGGTTCGTGTGTTCGCGGATACGTGCGTAAGGTACGCGACTGTTGCCGAACGTGATACGCCACTTCATGGTGGAGAGCTGTTGGAAACGTCCGCTGTTACGCAAAGCGCCGGTCAAGACGGGAGCGTTCTGACGTGCCATCTTGAGAATATCCGTCATCATTCTCACTCCGCCCTTGTTCAACTGTTGGGTGGAGAGTTTGCGTGTCCATTCAGCGGACAACTGTAACCGGTAGCTCATAGACTATCCCTTCCATACGGGTTCCCGTACACAGTGATGAACCGGGTTTCCCCCATGTCCATGTCATCGCCTCGACTGGCTTGCGTGACTTGGTACACTCTGCCATCGGACAATTCAACCATGAGATCGGGCCATAGTTCCATGTTTTCCCGCAAGTTCTCGGGAACCGTGTCCGTTTGAATATGGAAACGTCGACTGCTGATCCGCGACTCGTATTCGGTCGGCTGGTCAGACTGAGTGGAATGCTTCACAATCACCTGCAAGTCGGCCAATTGTTCGTTAGGCAGACCGGGAGCCGTGTACCGCCAAAGCGTCGCTGTCTGGACTTGGTTCGGGAACAAGCGGAACGGGTCACAGAGCGTTGCCATAAGCGTAATCACCCCCCATGTAATCCTGAGCGTTCAACCACCACGGTAATTGATGATGCTTGCGAGGCATGGAGAGAATGCCACCAGTCTGGACTCCGTTCCGGCATAGGCTCCACTGGCTAATAAGCGACTGGTACGGGGTCAACGCGCGTTCCATAGCCGTCTCGTTGATCGTTGCGTAGCTCACGCTCACATCCTCGATGCTTTTCGACGTGATGCGGTCGGTCTGTTCAAGAACGTTCTGATCTGCCTCGATGACAGCCGCCAATACTGAAGATAATGGGGCGGGAAGCTTGGCGAACCCGTGCGTTCCGGTCACGGTTACTACCGTACCGACATTAAAACATTGCGCGATTGTCAGACAGTTAGCGTATTTGGTTTCGGGCGTCCACCCGTCGCCCATATCGTAGTTCACGCGAAAATCAAGCTTCACACCGTCGGTGGTCTGCACGTTGGTTACTTCCGAATACCATGCCAGTAACGCTATGTGGCGGCCATCTCCTACGACAATTCCCACGTAATCATCCGTAATCGGGAATAGGTTTTTTTGGCATATGATGTTGGCAAGGTCTGCGAGCGCGGCATCCTTCCACCGCGCGTAGACCGTCTCTCCCACTTGATCGATTACGCTTACGTCGACGTCCATGTTTGCTCCTTCCGAAAATAAGTTAAGCCCTACCTCCCATTGTAGGAGATAGGGCTTTTGCGGTGCAGTCCCGCTACTGTTTAGGGTAGCGTGTCAGGAGGACGCCATCTGTCCGGCTGCGATCAAGGCGTTACGGAGCGCGATAAACTCGGCTTTAGTCGGAGTGTCGCCAGCCGGGTCGTTAACGTGCGTGGCCTGCTTGACCAGACCGGCCTTTTCCTTGGTCGCGTTGGTCGGCAGAACACCGCTCGCGATCTTGGCTGCGGTTACGGTACTGTTGGCAAGGTCAGAGCCGGTAATACTGCCATCCTGAATCTTACTGGAAGTGACAGCATTGTTAGCTAGTTTCGCGGTCGTCACGCTGCCATCGGCAAGGGAAGTCGGAGGGTTAACGGGATTACCCGAAGCGTCGAACACTGCTAGTTCGGCGATGTTCTGAACCGGGTTACGAGAGTCCGCTTTAACGAATCGAACTTGTTTAATCGTCATGGCAGATCACCTCATTCACTCTTCGGCTTGATGACCACGGCGGACTTCTCCGCGTCCAGACCGCCACCAGCGTAAATCTCCTGAAGATACTCGTTGGTGTTAGTGGACAACGCGAAGTTAGTGAAAGCTTCGATGGAGGTATCGCCAACCACCGCGTAGTGGGATGCGGCCATGATGACGCCCATAGTGGTGGTGTCGTCCGTGTCCGTCCACCATTCAGGGGTAATGATCTGGTTAACGCCGAGGGCGCGGGCTAGAGTATCGTCACCGCCGAGAGCGATATACGTGTTGCCGTTCGAGTTCGCGGACATCAGCAGGTCGGCCACGGTGTCAGCGTTGCACAGCAGCACCTTGTTGCCTTGAGCGCGAACCATGTGGGAGGCACGCACGAAGTCCATCAGCGGAGTTTTATCCGTCATGGTGTAGGAGAGCGCGAAACGGTTGCCTTTCCATTCGGACGACTTGTTGTCTGCCGCGTCAGTCACAACCGAACGGAAATGCGCCATGTCCGTGTAACCGCCGAGCGTGATCTGACGTTCGATGGTTTGGACGATGTAGTTCGGGAGTTCCTGAAGCACGTAGCGGAGCAGAGCGCCCGGACGCTGGGTGCGGCGGATATCGCCCTTGTTCAGGTTAATGTACTTGTAGGTGTAGTCGGCCTGAAGCTCGCGTTTCACAAACGAAAGCACCTGTTCCTTCTTATTCGTGCCGTAGGAGGTCACAGGGTAGCCGTGAGCACGGGTCTGGTCAGTCAGACCGGCAATGTTGCCACCGATGGTCAGGCGATCCATACCGGTTTTGCGCAGCAGGTTCCACAGGCCGGAGCCACGCGTGTTCAGCGCGTCCGCGATTGTGGTGATTGCCGCAGTCGGGATGAACTTGTCCACGTTGGTGGTGTCAACGCCGAACGATGCGGTGTCCGACATGTTACGGTTCACGGTGTCAGTCCACTCACGGTGGAATGCTTCGACACCCTTGTTATCAGTGTCGATCAGGGCACGTTCGAACGCGATCATGGCGTCGTCGGAGTCAAGCCACGTCTTACGGTCGTGGGAGAAGTTCACGGTACCCGACTGGTGGGCGGCGTGGTTGGCTTTGTTAATGATGATGGTCTGGCGACCGTTGGAAGTCTGCACGGGGTCCTCCGGTGCCGGGGTGCCCTCGCCCTCGCCTTCCTTCTGGTTGGTGATGGCAGCGGTAATGTCATCGAGAGCGGACTGCATGATGTTACCGATGGAATCGGTGAGCTGTTCCGCCTCGTCCGGGGTGAGTTTGAACTGGGCGATGGTACGCGCCAGTTTCTTCAGGAGTTCCGGGGTCATGGTGTCTCCCTTCTTGTTGTTGCGGCTGTTGATTGCGGTGAAAGCGGCCCTTGGGTCGGCCCCACGATAGACGACGCTGATTTCCAGTAGTTCGCCATCGTGGATGATACCGTCTTTGCCGGGACGCTGGTTGAATTCTACGGTGATGCTGAAACTGTTGGTCAGGCATCCGTCGGCGGCAAGCTGTCGGATACGTTCTCCTTGATCTACCTCACTGAGTTTCGCTTCGGCCATTAGTCCGTCATTGGTCATCCAAAGTCGGGTGATTGCACCCGCTTGGCATTCGATACTGGGCCTGTGGTCGATCAGGAGCGGAAGGGATAGTTTGTCGGACTCGGTGAGATCGGACACCAGTTTCAGAGTGCCGTCGATTAACGGCGCTTTCAGTGTCTTCAAATCTACGGTGAGTCCGTCGCACATCTCTTTGCCGCTGTTGGCAAGGAAGGTTAGGGTACGACCATTGGTTTCTGGGGCACCGCTGTTGGCGAAGCTCTTACGAGTCTTCATCTTGGCCCTTTCAAATAGTAGGGTAGTGGTGCGGTTGAACGTCCTTAATGGGCTTAATGTTCTGACCCCCATAGTAGCACGATGCGGTACACGTCCAATCCTTTGCAGTTCGGGCATTTCAACGTAACCATCGTGTCACGGGCGCAGGAACCTAGGTAGCGTCCGCAGTGTTTGCAATGGATGTCATACGTCATGATTCCACCACCTCGTAATCCTCGTAGCACCGGCAGTTGGGGTGTCCGTTCGGGGTTTGCATACTCTCGAAGTTGTTCACGTAGGTGCGGTCTCCGATTTCGACGCTGGCGTTTTCAGCTAGATACGTGTCATCCAATGAGATTCGCTTGCCTTCCATGTGTTGGCAGAATTCGCATACTTTGCCGTCACCGGAGGTATGCCATACTTTGTTCAGTCGGATGCCGAGCGTTTCGCTGAGATTGCGGGCACTGTAGAGACTGCCGAGCCGTTGCGATTGCACGGTTTCGCAGCGGGCAATCAGCTTGGCGTGATCGTTGCCCATGCGTTCGAGCTCGTTACGTAGGCGTTCGGCGTCCCACTGTTCCACGTCGGCACGGTTCAGCAGTTCAAGGACGTTGTTCGTGATGGTTTTGCTGGTGGACTTGGCGATGCTACGCAAGTGTTCCACGTAGGCTTCATATACTGTATCGGGGAGTTCAGTCCAGAAGTAGAGTTGCCGCCAATCATCGGCAGTGTAGTTCTCGACTTCCACGGCAATGGAGGTTTCGGGGTGGAGTTCCGTCCACGCGGTAATGACCTGCTCTAACTCGTAGCCGGTACGGCGGGCGTAGGCGGCGAGGTTGGTCGTCAGGTCATTTTTCACGTCGTTTATCCATTGGTTGCCGATGGCTTCCAAGTCGTCGCGGAGTCCGTTCTGGGATTGGCGGGTCATTCGGATGATTCTGTTCACGTAGGTTCGGGTGGCGGGAAGGATGCGTTTCTCGGTTGCTGTTTCCTGCGGTTTGATATTCCTCGCATATCTTTTCGCGGCTACTGGGATAGTCAGCGTCGGAGCCTGCTGATGCAAGTCAAGACGCTTGTACGAGTCGGGTAAGCCGAGCGCATCCACGGCAGACTCCAGACTGGCACCCATGTTCAGGAGTTGGGTGAGCGAGTCAATACGTACCTTCTGGATGTCGGCCTGCACCTTCTCCACGTCGGTTTGGGAAGGCAGAGCGAGGTCGAAAGTGATGCCATACCCAAGTCCCCCGGTGATCCGGTCAAGCTCAAATTGCCATTTATCCCACACCGTCATACACAACGGTTTCAGCGTATTCTCGATGAACGCGCGTTCGGCCTGTTCGGCGTTGGCGTAGGTTTGGCCGTTGTCGATGCCGCGAATAATGTCCGGTACTGCCAGAGCGTTCGACAGTCGGTTGTTTACCACGTTGTTCACGGTCTGCAAGTCCAGACTGTCGTTGGCGTTCTGGAACGGCACCCACACGAGTTTACTGGTGGTGCTGGGCTTATGGGTCATAGGGTCAACCGGAATCATGTTGTACACGATTCCGTTGTTGTTGCCCGCGCCACGGAATGTGTTTTCGAGGCGGTCGCGGTTACGTTGGAAGTCTTCGGTGTTTTCCGATACGATGCCGAGCATTCCAGCTGGTACAGCGTTGTTGCCGAAAAAGCCACGCTCATAGTCGGCGATCATATCGTCCACGTTCGCCCACTTCTTCACCGTCATGGCAGGAGCAATGCCGCGCGTCGGGTCGTTCGGATGCTGACTGTAGTTGAGAGCGATGGTTTCGTTTCGGGAGAATTCGTAGACTCGTTCTCCGTTGCCCAAGTCCATCGTAACGCGATGATACCAGTCTGAGCGAGAAGAATTGTATTGGCGGCTGTTCGACGGTAGCAGCGTATATCCGATGATGTTGTCGGCTGTAATGTCTCCGCCCGGCCCGTTAGTTGTCCAGATAAGAATATCCAAGTGGGATTGGGTGAGGATGGTGGTGCAAACGATTTTGAGGAATTCCAAGCATGAATACGTGTCGTTGGGCGCGTAGAGTGCGGCCAATGGTGCGGGAGCCGGGTCGATACGCTGATTGTCCGAGTCCACGGCGTAGGGGATTACCGTGCTGAACCGTTGTGCGATAGCGTTCACGTAGGGAAACAGGTTGTCGTAGGTGTCGTGCAGTGGAATAGTGTTGCCGCCCATCGGCTGCCAAATGTTCCCGCCCATCGGTGTGGGGGACATGCTGGGCGCATGGTTATGGTCGAACGCGCTCATAAAACCTTCACGGAGATTGTTCAGCAGGCTCACTTTTCCTCGATTCGTCATAAGACCCTGCGTCTAGTCTACCGGGTGCAACGCATAAACCTAGCAGACAGCAACGTCCCATGATGGGAGTTGCAGCGGCTTGTAGTAGGCGAGAAGGACGCTGTCCGCTAGATCGGGGCTACCAGTCTGATTCTCTGTTTTGTAGTCTTTCTTCCGTTGTACTTCGCGTAGGTTTCTGTTGTTGATTGCCCATTCACGGGTGCTGAGTTCCTGAAACAGTTCGGCTCGGTGTTCCAGATTCGGGTTGATGGTGATTTCCGGAAGCTGTTCGGCAAACTCGAACCATAATTCCGAACTGACTGCCGGATAGCGGTCGGGATGCTTGGGTTTGGCTCCGAAGTTGACGCCGTTCACTGGTTGGTTTCGGCTGCGGAGAATATCCGTTACGCCTCCGCCCACGCCGGTATCGTCCACGTTGATGATGCTTGGATGATGTGTTCCGGCAAGGGTTATTATGCGTTCCGCTGTTTCGACGAGACTGGTTTTGCTCCAGCTCACGAGGTCTACTAGGTGGCGTCCCTTTACGATGGCTACGGCGGTTCGGTCGGCTCCGTATCGGGCCACGTCAACGCCGAAGCTTACGCCGCCGTCTGTTTGAGGTTGGCGTTCGGTCGCGTCTGTGAGTTGCTGCCAGCTTATGATCTGGTTGATTGTTTTCTCGTAGGGCATTCCTTCCCAAATGTGGGCGAAGTCTGGATTGTTTCGTGATTCCTCGACCTGTCGCAGAATCTCTTCCGGGAGTATTCCAGCTTGTTCCGCGTCCCGCCATGTGGTGTGATGGTGGGTGGTGCGTTGTTGGGTGAGCTGGCTCGGATGGGTGACGAAACGTGTGGTTATCGCATCCTCCGGGGTTAGGGGATTACGGGTGAAGATAATGGTGCTGCCGTTCTTTCGGATGGTTGGCAGCAATACGTCTAGACTGTGGTCGGTGATGAACTGGGCTTCTTCTATCCAGCACCGGTCTACGCCTTCGATGCCTTTGAGTGTGCTTTCGGGGTCTTCGTGCAAGCCTTTGAACCAGAACACACTGCCGTTGGCGTGTGTTATCTGTTCGCGGGTGATGGTGAAACCGGGAAGCTTATAACGGCTGATGATATCCGCTAGGAGCTGTTTGACGCTTTCCTGAATACTGTTCTGGAATTCACGGGTGCATAGGATGCGGGTGGGGTACATGCTGGCTTCGAGCGCTAAAGCTAGGGCTACACTGGTGCTTTTCGCGCTTGAACGGCCTCCGCTGTAATCGTAGTAGCGGTATGGCGGATTGTCACGGTCATGGAGGAAGAACAATAAATCTTCGTATGCTTTGGGGATTACGAGGTTGAATGTTCCGTTTTGTTCCATAATGTGCGCGCGATTCTCAATAGTCTGGTCTTCACCCGAGAAAACCCGAGCCTTATTGAGAATAATAGGCTCGGGTTTGTTCACTTCACCGTAACGTTGATCGTAGGCGGCTCGTACATCTGCACCGTCTGGTCAACCTGCTGTCGAGGCATGCCCTCAGTACGGTTGGCAACGTCCTGATAAGTGCGGAATGCTTTCTCACCGTTTTTCTTCGATTCAAGAACCCGGCGTAAGGCGATCTGTTCGGCTTGGGTCAGTTCGTCCATACGCTGCACCCACTCCGCTAGTTCCTCGTTCGTGAGTTCAAGGAATTGCTGAAGGTTGTATTTCACGCTGCCGCGTTTTGTCCATTTACGGCTGCGGTCTTGTGGGCGTTCTTGGAAGCCGCCTTTACCGGTTGGGTTGTTGACGCCTCCGGTTATTCGTCCGCGTGCGTCTCTGGTTACGTTGCTCATAAGGAGTATTTTACGCTTTCTTGAGTTTAGTTTGCGTGTTGTGCTGGTTGATGATGGTTTGTATTTCTTCTGCAGTGGTGTTGAGTAGGGTGGCGATGTATTCGGTGTTGTAGTGTTTGCGGTGCCAGTGGAGGGCTAGTTCGGTTTGGTGTTGGCTGAGAGGCATGATGGTTCCTTACGCGAGGATGTAGGTTATGAGTAGTTTGAGTAGGGCTATGGTGCTGGTGGTGGTGAGTAGGACGGTTAGGGTGATGAGTAGGATGCCGAGAATGCGGCCTAGCTTGTAGCCGGGTGTGGTGTTGCGGAAGTAGTTGATTTCTGGTTTTTTTGGTTTCATTGGTTTGGTTTCCATGTGATTGTGAGGGATACGCCGGTTGTGGTGTTGTCGGCGTATCGTTTGTGGCTGGTTACGTCGGTTATTTGACAGTCGTCATGCCAGATTTGGGTTTCGGTGATGGCGTCGTATAGGGCGCGTTGGAGTTTGTCTATGTCTGGTTTGACTGTGGGGTGTTTGCGTTTGGTGGGTGGGATGGTTTTGGGGCGGGGGAGGTAGAATGTGGTTTCTATTTTGATGTATGAGTTGGGTGGGATGGTTGGGTGTTTGTGGTTGAGGATGGTGTCGCGTACGTGGTTACGCCATGGGCGTTCCTTTTTGTCCATTGGTATGAGGCGGGTTACGGGTTTGCCTGTGGTGCGGCTCCTGCCGGTGATTGGACGGTAGGAGCCTTTACTGGCGGGGATGCCGGGGATGAACAGGTTGAATGATAATGGTTCGCTTATCATTGGTTGAGTTCCGCTAGGTCGAATGTTGGTTGTATTTCTGCTTTGAGTTTGAGTGTGCGTAGGATGTTGGCGCGGTTGCTTTGATGCTTGTAGGCTAGTTGGTCTTGGCCGACGTATTTGAAGCGTTGACCGCAATTGTGGCAGAACAGTGGGTCTGGGTTGTTCTTGTAGATTTCGAGGATTCGTCGGTAATATTCGGCGTCGTTTTCGGGTTGTCCGTTGATGCAGCGTTGTGTGGAGTCTGGCCAGATTAATGCTCCGCAGCGTGGGCAGTATGAGACGGGTGGGATACCGTTCACGGGTTTCGGACTGGCGGTGATGAATTTCATGGGTGTCCAGAAGTCGCCGGTTTTGCTGAGCATGTCCCGGTAGGTTTTGATGAAGCCTATGAGATCGAATGATTCGGCTGTAAGGCAGTGTTCGAGGGTGTTGAATTCTTCCATACTGTTGACGAACGCATGGCATTCCAGCAGGTAGAGTAGTGATACTGGGATACTGTTGAGTTCGTTCGCGTCCTCGTAGTCGTAGAGGGTTATGGTGGTGTCTTCGCGGTTGTCTTCTGGGCAGTTCTGCCAAACTTTGACGTATGCGCGTTTCGTGAATTTCATGATTGTTCCTTTCCTGAAAATACGCCGGTTTGGTAGGCGTCACAGATCATTCGGACGAGTTCGTCTGCCTCTAGTTGGATGAATGGGTATTCGCTCGTATCGATTTCACGGCCAGCATCCTGTTTGGGATTCTCGGTTTGTTCCGGTTCGGTGGTTTTCGATGAGGCTAATAATCCTAGGACTTCATCGGAGACTTTGATAGTTGAGTCGATGATGTAATTCTTATCTTGCTTGTCAGTGTCCATAGCGCTTATGGCAAAGTGTATTGCGTGACGTAGTTGTTGGTCTGTTACGAGATAGCGGGTCATGGTAGTTCCTTTCAATCGGTGGTGATTTGGGTTAGTCCGCACATTTCTCCATTGGTGGCAGACTGTGCACAGCCAACCTGTATCCGCAGTACGGGCAGGTCACGTAATATGTGCCCACCGTTTCGCCGCAGTGGGTGCATTCTCCGTATCGGATTGTTCTGCTCATTTCGTGTCCTTCCAATGTTTTTCACGCCAGTCGGCTGCAGCTTTGCGGTTTTCGTTTGTTAATCCCGTATGGCATTTGAACATGACAAGGCTGAGCGCGAACCCGTGGCCTTTGCTCCACTTGTCAGGCACGCCATGCACATGGTTTTCGTCGAAGAGGTAACGGCAGTAATCATGCGGTTCCAAGCTTATCAAGAAGGGTGAACGCTGATTCCCAGCCATCAGAAGAGCGCTCGCCAGTCTCAGGCCTTCCGCTGCTAACTGTTCGCACCAGTCGATGATCTCGTTGAGCGTCTTGTCTTTCTCGGTGACGTTCACTGCCATTTAGAACACGTCCCATTCGTTGTCGGTCTGGTTGAGCGAGTTGTTCGGGCCGAACGGGTCGGTTCCCGGCCACTGGTTGCCGGACTGCTGGTCTTGCTGAGTCTGCTGGTTCTTGGCTTTGAGCATGGCGAGGCTGATGGTCGCGTGTTCGATGATGAAGTCGGTGCGCGGCTGGCCTTGATTGTCGGTGCCGGTCTTCCATTTCAGGACACCCTCGACTCGGACAGGGGTACCCTTGCGCAGCATGCGTTCGTAGGTTTCCGCAAGTCTCAGGTCATACTCGAAGATGGTCGCCCACATGGTGTCGTGGTCTACCCATTGTTTTGTGGTTTTGTCCATGTGTCCGCCTGTGGCGGCGACTCGGATAAGCATGTAGGGGGTGCCGTTGCGGGTCTGTTTGCGTTCGGGGTCTGCCGCCAAGCGTGCGAGCGGCAGTGTGATTCTTGGGTCATTCATCGTTGATTGTTGCTCCTACGGGTAGTGGTGTGATGTCGGGGTTGAAGTAGTAGCGGTTGCCTACCTTGATGTATGGCAGTCGTTTCTCACGGCAGTATCTGCGGACGGTCTGGATGTTGAGGTGCCAGCGTTCCGCGTACTGCTCCGTCGTTACGGTGTAGTCTTTAGCGTTCATAATTTAAATATACATCAGATTAGTCTTGATTGCAAGTAGCATGTGCTAGCTATATAATATATATATGCGCACTAAACCGGGCGCATCAACATCAAACAAGATAAGAACAAGAATAAAGTAAGCGCCTCCCCCCTGGAATCGGGAGAGAGGCGCTAATAGAAAGGAATGGAAACATGTCCGATACAAGTATAGCACAGAACTCGGGTTTCTCGATGCTGCCGAATTGGGCGGTGGATGATGACCGGTTGGGCGGCTACGACCTGCTGGTGTACATGGCGCTGATACGTCACGCCGACAACACCGGTATCTGCTGGCCCAGCTTGGAGCGGCTGGCGAAGATCGCGCGTTGCTCACAGCCCACGGTATCCAAGAGCCTCAACGTGCTGGAACAATTGGGTTACATTCGACGGGTCAAGTCCGATGGCAGGGCTAACCGGTATCACGTCTCGCTGTGGAAGCCCACTCCAAAACAGGGTTATGACCCTGCGCCGACCCCAAAACCTGCTTTTGACCCTGCGCCGACCCCAAAACCTGCTTTTGACCCCCCAAAACCTGCTTTTGACCTACCCCAAAACGAGGTTTTGACTAACAATACCCATAAGAATAAAACCCAAGAACAATACTCGCGTGAAAAAGAAAAAATTACAGTCTCCTGCCATTCGGTGGATACTCTCAAGGCTCTTATGGTGTTGTGGCCAAAGAAGTGCAGGGTGTCCAACGAATTCATTCAATGCTTCAATCAGGCGTTCGATGAGGTTGGTGCCGATGCGCTTATGAGAGCGGCGAAACGTTTCGTGGAGTCCTGCGATGGTACGCCATTGCAGTATGTGCGGACTCTGCCCGTGTGGTTGGCCGACTCGGCTAATTGGCTGGTTCGGAAGCCGGAGCAACGCAGTGAAGCCCGGTTAACGAATTGGATGGCTCATAGGCTTCCTGATTCCATGTCTGCGGACGTGGCGACCGTTCTGCGTGCGAGGCGTGTGTATTGGGGTGCCTCCGGTGGTGTGGAGGCTTTGGAACGTGAGTTCTTCCCGGACGAAGTTAAGAATGGTGGCAATTTGCCACAGAACTAACAGTATGATATAATATGTATATCACACATTGCATAGGAAAGGATGCTTATGAAGGTCTACACAAACCGATACCGCGACTTCACACCGGCGCAAGGCATACCGGTACGCATAACGTACGGTTCGCCACGATGGCGACTACCATACGCCATCGCAGCATCAGCGAAAACAGTGACGCCGGGACGATGGTTCATGGAAGGAACCGACGAAGAATTCACCGAACGGTATCGTGCCATGCTGGACTCACACGGTGTCGCCCGCATCAGAACGGAACTTGAAACAATATCGCAACTCAACGGAGGTAAAGACATCGTGCTTCTATGCTTCGATGACGTAAGAAAAGAATTGTGCCACCGAACGATTTTCGCCCACTGGTGGCAGGAAAAAACCGGTGAAGAAGTCAAGGAACTACAAAAAGGTCTGGAGGCCACCCAAAATGTGCTATTCTGATGACCGTTGCCATTCCGCCCCTAGCTCACCGGATAGAGCGCCTTGTCTCGAACAGGGAGGCACCAAGTTCGACTCTTGGGAGGCGGTCTGATGGCAGGTTTCAACTCACCGTCCATACTGTTCCTCAACACGTGGGATAAGCCCGAACGTGATTGGAACGGGAATCTGTTTAGGCAGGCACTCGCGTCAGGATATACGCGATACGTTGAACTGTACGCCGGAGCCTTCGCGAACTGTATGGTCGCCGTTGAGAACGGCTGGAAGCCGGAGCAGATCGAGGCGTGCGACGTGTGGGCGTACACCGCGGCGCTCGGATACGCGTATAGCGGGACGCCTCTCACTGAAATGCGGGCAACCGTTGACGGTTCACCAGTCTCGCTCTCCGGGAACGCAGCGGATGACGCGGCTACCGTAATCATGGCGCAATACCGTATGCGTCTCAGCAAGCACGAAGACGTCGACTACTACCGTGAGCTTCTGGCTGATCTTGACATCAACGATTCGGAACACGTCGGCCACCTACGGGAGCGAATCGCATCGAACATGGTCAAGTTGGGGGGGCTGAAATATGAGGCCACCGACCCGATGAAGTACGCGGAACGTATCATGGACGATCCGCACACCATCGTGTTTGCGAATCCTCCTACGTATCCGGGAGCTTATGAAAAGTTCTTCGATACCGGGGGCAGGTTCCAGTGGGCGGAACCTGAATACAACGTGTTCAATGCTCCCGTTGATATTCCCACGCTCTGTGAGCTGTTCGATGGCCGTAAGGCGCTATTGATATGCCAGCAGCAGCAAACGCCCGGAAACGCCGCAACGACTAGCCCGGTATACGCTAGGCGTCTGGGTTTAGACAGTGTGATTTACATGAATTCAAACCGTTCGAATGAGGTTAAACGTCTTGTCGGCGGGAACATGGTGACTGTGGCGGCGTCGAG